TTTAAGTCAAACGCCTTAACCCTGTCGTATAGTTCAAATATTGTTTGCCCCATTTTATTTAAAAGAAAGGGATTTTAACCCCTTCCTTATTTAATTGGTTTCTTAACTGCAACTTTTTCAGCATCGTTTTCAACCTTGTAAGTTTTCCCGGTAGCTTTTTCAAATTCAGCAATCCATTCTATTTCTGACAGCTCAATATAAAAATCTATTTCGCCGTGTATCTTTTTAAAAGCTACATAAGAGACCCCTTTCAGAGCCTCTTTATTGTATGTTGGATACCTTCTTACTCTCATCTTATAATGGTATTGTAAATGGAACTCCGCCTGTTGATTCTAACTTAAGCGTTGTACATGCTATTGTAGCAGTTGGCTGTAAGTCAATTTCTTCAAGCGTAACTAAACCTGTCGATGCAATTGTGTAACTACCTCCATCGCCTCCTACAACGGGTACGGCTGTACTAATAGTTTTGCCTGCAATATAAAAATCAGGTGCTGTTAACACGGTACAAGGTTCGCCTGAATTTTCAAATACAGCCCTTACAACCCCACCAGTAGCAGACCAATTGCCTACAACCGAAAGTACAACTGCATGGACGCCGTCAAATGAATCGGCGGGATTCCAGTCAACAATAGCCTCGGTAGTTGGGTTAAATACCCTACGATAGTCATTGTACAACGATGTTTCGGCAAAGATTATATCAATGTATGTATATTGCGGAACGTCCTTTTCAGGTTCTTTCACATACACATTTACTGACAAACATTTGCGAGGTTTTAAAATTGTTCCATCGGTACAAATACCTTCGATGTTTCCATTTGGATCATACCCAAAAAACGAATAGGCTTTCCCGTTCAGCTTCATCAACTCAGTAGACTCTATTGGGTTGACATCAAGAATAAATTGAATGCCATTTTTACCTAACCTTACAAGCTTATTGCCTGTATATGGACTTGGAATTTCAATGTTTTCTTGGTTTTTTGCAGCGTAATCTGAGCAAACAGGGAGAGGATACCACCTATTAGGCACGGCGGCTTTAAACTTACTATTCCAATAAGACAACAGCAAAGCATTTGCTTGTGTGTCTATTGTCGCATCCTGAGGGGTTAAAACCCCTGAGATGTAATTTAATTTATTGTTTGGAGCATTTATAGAGTGACCCGTGCGAGGGTTTCTTGTTGCTCCTGTTGGACATACATAACTCATTTTTTTTATTTTTTTAAATAATACGTTAAATTTTTAAAATTCAATTCGATTGCATCTAAATTGTCAGGGAGTTTATTTATTTTATCACCTACCCATAAATTATAATCATTGGTTCTGTTATGAGGTATATCGTTTATTGTTTTTACAAATACAGCCCCAAATTTCATCCTTAAAAGCAATGCCTCGTAAATAGGATTAATAGTTACCGTAAAAATACTATCCCAACGTTGCTGAGTTGTGTATTTTTGCGGCTCAATTAACAACCCTGAAATGCTTGACTGACAAATAATGTACATAAAAACATTGTCCGCTATTGCTCTTTCAGAAATTTCCCCATAACGTTCGGAATATTTACTCCACAACATTACTAAAGGATAACGCAATGATTGATAAGTAGGTGATTTTTTCTTTTCCTCCAAATCCATTAGAAGTTCAGACCAATTTCCAAAATGCGAATAAACAGGATTAGCTTCGGTACTTATCGCTGTTACAACATCTTTAAAATAGTCTGGTAGATATTTCATATACCGTATATATTAGTAGATTCCAGTGCCTCGCTTACATAATCCGGGAAATCTAAAACTTGATTATACAAATACAATTTTGCTATGTCGTATAATTTTACCCCAAGATTGTAAGCAATAACATACTGGGACCGTGGTGAAACTTTTGTCGACCCTTCAACATTGGATGATTGCTGTCCTAAAGAAGTGCTATAACTTAAATTATCTTTTAAGCACTCGCAATAAGTAAAATAAGCAAGCATCTGTTTAATGTCAAGTCGATAAGTAACATCGTTATAAGTAAAGTTAGCGGCTGTCATTAGCGCAGTATATTTCGCATCGTGAGTAACAAGTGCTTTGTCTGCTACATATTTATAATACTCAACATTGCCAAGCAACTTAGTTAAATAATACTCTTCACAATAATCCGTTACAAGGTCAATTAACTCAATCTTTGTCGGGGTTGTGGTATCCAAATGAATTGGATACTTACTAAAATACGTTGCTGCACTAATGACTGCCATTTACTTTTACTTTTTAACTTTCTTTGCAACTTTCTTAACAGGTGTTTTTGGTGCTGGCTTTGCAGCTTTTACCTTTGCAACTTTATTAACAGGTGCATCACACTCGGTTGCTATTCCAATTTTAGTGAATACTTCGGCGGCTTTACCTGTTAATATTTTACCGTTTAATGATGCATACATGAGCTAGTTGTTAGCTGAATTAAATGATAGCTTCCTAACCGATTTAACCCCATTTTTCGCCCCACCTTTATCCAATGACCATATAAGCAAATACGGATAGGCAAAATTAGTCCACCTGGATACTGTCAAAAATTTATTCCCCGTAGAAACGTTTGAATTAAAAATGCTATCAATAGCAACGTCTCGACTTGTGCCATCAAACGAACCATAAAAGTAAACAGTATCGGAAACGGTGCCGGTAACTTTTGTTATTTCATAACGGCCTACACATCTTTGCGCAAAATCTTTACCAACACGGATAGACCAAATTAATGTATCACTAGCATAAAGAGTATCAGAAGTTGAACCTCCGAAATAAACATATTTTGGAGCTGAATAAGACGATGTTACTTTTGTCTGAGCTACTGCCAGTAAAGAAAACATCGAAACAAATAATAATACAAAATATTTTTTCATTTTTTAAAATTTTAATTGTTTTTAAATTATGGGGTATATTTAAACCCCATATTAATAATACCTATGCAGCTGCTTGTTTGGTAATGCTTTCAACATCTGCCGCCATAGTTGCACTATACTGGAACGCTGCTTTATCGCGTACACCAAAAGCAAGTCTCATATTTACTTTTACAGTTTTTTGGCCTTCGGTAAAATCAGTTCCATTGTAGCCAATTTGCATGGTTGACCCTTTACGAATACCAATTTTCAACTTATTGGTTGCACCAACAATGCAAGTATCGGCAGTTATTGAATCATTTTCAAAAACTGTCAAACCTGCTATTTTTACAAGGTCCCCATTGGCATTGAATTGTAAACGTTTGTCAGCTATTGAATTATTCAACAGGTCTTTGTATGTCTGAATTTCTTCAATGTCAGTTGAATTTAATCCTACAAAATTGGCGGCGTATTTATTTTTACGAATAGCCAATTTCATTTTTGAAATCAAATCAATTTTATTTGCTCCAGGTACTGAATCATCGTAAGGAGTGGTAACAAAATCAGTACAAGTATCAGCTCCAACAAACAAACCTTTAATGTCGCTCGTCCCGTTTCCGCCATCACGTAAAATCTTACCATCAATAGAGGCTAAAATCTTGTCAGGTGCTACCATTCCAAGTTCGTCCATTGCTTCTGGAAGGTCGTCCAAAGTTTCATCAGACAAAGTAAAATAAGTTGCAATGTCAAATGCTTTAAACTCAACAGTCTTAAGCAAGAAACTTGATTGTGTTGGTGCGCTACCTTCGGTTTTTGTACCAGCTCCATCGGAATAGTCATATACTACAAGTAACGACATATAAGGTTTCGAGATAGGGCTTGAAGGGAATACGTCAATAACGTGTTGGTAAACTGTCAAAGGAATACCAACTCTTTCAGGGTCGAGCTCTGTTAATCGAACCGTTGCAACATTTGTTTGAACGATGGCACTTTCAAGCATATCGACAGCTTTGTCAATGTTGATTTCAGGGGTTCTTTGATTTGATTTGATATATTCAATCAAAGATTCCCTTTCGCCATTATCGTCTTTTTTTGTTTTGATAACTTCAGGGTGCAACTTAATAGCATCCATTAAAGCAGCTTTGAAAGTCTTTGGTTTGCTTTCGTTTGGCTTTACGCTCTTTTCGTTCATTGCCTTAATAGCGGCTGCATTTTCAGTTGTAGCTTGCAAAAGTTTGTCAACACTTTCTTTCAATTCTTTTACTTCATCGTTTGACTTGAAAGTTTCTTCAATCTTTTTATTGATTTCAGAAATCCTGTCGTTAAGAGCTTTTGTAGTCACATTTTCTTTTGTGGAATCTGTGATTAATCCCTTTATTTCATTTAACAATGCTTCTTTATCTTGCAATGCTTTTTTTTCTTCTTCTGTCATTTTTTTAAATTTAATTGTTTAACACCTTGTTGTAAAAATTTATAATCAATTCCTTTTTGAGTGCCTTCATGAGGCGGCTCTATTTTATTCTGAGTGCTTTTTTGCGGCTCATAATTTTTTACTGATATTGTCGGAGTTACGCTGTTACTACCAAAAACAACCGCACTACCCTCTCTCTTTTTTGCTTCATATATAACCCAGAAATATCCATATTCGTCTGCTACATCTGGATTAACGGCTTGTTTTTTCATTTCTTCATAAAAAGCCATTTGTTTTTCGCTTTCTTCATCATAATAAGCTATGTCCATAGATACGTAAATCATCCCAACGGAATGTTGTGTTACGTCTCCATTCACATATTTTTCAAACATAAAAGGCATTGTTTTTTTCTGCAATACAAATTCATTTATGTTTGCAACAGTCATAAAGTCAACGTTTAACCCCAATTGATTAAAATTAAACGGCTCATTGTAGTTTTTAGCTTTCTTTGAAATTACGCTTTCAAATATTGCCTCATGTTGTTTTAAATGGTATGAATAAGGGTTGTCTGTTACAGTTTTATTCCATATTTGAGACATGTGTAAATCCCTATGGCTATCAATTATATTTGTTGTGTTTATCACGGTTTTAACTTGAATAAACTCGGATGTTATAGGCTCAATTTCTGGAATAAACTCTTTAACCGCAATCCCGTCAATAATAGCATGAGAGTTAGTCTTATACTCTGCCATTTTTATTTGCTTGATTTCATCCAAATGTTCTTTAATAAACCTAGTTTGATCCATTTTATTAATGAACTTCTTATCTGGAAATTGTTTTATAATGTATTCCATGACTATTTTTTTATCAGTTCTTTATCGTCAAGTTGTTTTTTCTTCAACTCTTTTAATTTTTTTATTTGTTCTTTAGTCGGTTTCATAGTGTTGGTATTGGTTCAGTAATTTCAGGGCTTAATTTTCTTTCCCACTTATAAACATTGCCATTTGCAACGGGTTCTAATCCTATCATTTCAAGATATTGATTCCACGTTATTGCGTTATCGTTATAGGCTTTGTTTGCTGAATTAACATTATAAGTCAATGAAGTGGCTAAGTCTTTATAGTTTTCTTGAAGGGCTGCAATGTGTTTAAAACTTGTCCTTAGTTCAAATCCATAATCCCGCATCTTTAAACGTTCTGTCCAATAAGCATCTTCATTATTTACAATGGGAATAATAGTCCCTTGATACATTCGTCTTTCTGCCTGCACTTGATTTTCGTATGTTGGATTATTCTTATGCGTCTTATAAAGTTCAGGAGGTACTCCAAAGCCGTTACAAATTAAATTAGCGTTATTTGAAAACTCATCATATATGCCTAGTTCAGACGAGTTCATGATGGTTTTAATATAATCAATATCTGCCTCGACTATTAAAAATTGATTCTGGTTTTCTAAAACTCCATAACCTTTTTTAAACGCTTCATCAACTGCTTTTTTTGATTCTGGTTGTACTGGTAATTGAGTGCCTTGTGCATCTTTTGTATTGTGCTTAATTATACCCTGCATACCACGTGATTTAAGTATCACATTCATAGCCTCAAAAGCTAACTGAGTATTTGTAATTGGGTACTTAAGATTTTCAAGCCTTGATGAACCTATAATTGAATTTCCTACATTGGAAATATTTATATCATTAAAATGGATTACATTTTTTACAGCATATTCTCGAACTGGATTATAACAAGTAAGAATATATTTTTCAATTATGCCTTCAATGTTTGTTTGGTCGAATATTTTACCAGTCTGTTTTATCTGAACGTATTCAGAAGGTAAATTGAAAAGCGTTTGAACATTTGTTATATCTGTCTCAAATGTTTCTAAAGGATTGTTAGCATAAACAAAATTATTCCCGTATGTAAAATACATGTACATACGTTCATAATTAAATTCGAATGCAGACTGTAACGGGTTTGGACTCTCTATAAAAAGTTTACGTGCATTTTTAACCCCTTTCATCCCAGAACTCCACGGGATTTCTTTACCCTTTAAATCGACTAAATATTTTTTACCATTTGAAATCCCTTTAGCTAAAATAGAGATACATCCATTAAGTACAGGATTACTTGCAACAGCTTCACGATATTGAGCGGGATTGTTTAAAGAAAGCCAAGCGGGTTTATCTACTAAGTATTGATAATTTGAGGTAGTAATGTTTGTACGTGTTATTCCTACACGTTTATTTGCTATGTTGGCTATGAAATTCCATACTGTATTCGCCATTGACCCTTTTAAAAGTTAGGCAAATATACTTTATTTAATCCTTATAAGTAATTGATTGTTAATTATATATAACTTGTTTATAATTATTATATAGATGTTATATATATTTTATATAAGTTTGTAAAAATAAATCACATGAAAAAAGGAATAAAAAGGCCAGCCAGTTGCTTAACTTTAACGCCTAATGCAAAGTCATTATTAACAAGGCTCGCAAGTATGGATACACGTTCTTTGGGACAAGAGTGTGAGTATTTAATTATTCAGGAGGGGAAAAATAGAGGGTTTAAAGTAGAGTAGCGTTCATACTTTTATTAAATATTACCACCGGGAAAACAAAAGATATAATGTTAATTAATAACATTATATCTTTTTTAATGGGTTGTAATTAATATGGTTATTTTAATTAACTATTTAATATTCCTTTAACCTCAATTGAATCAATTTTTTGAAAAAATAGATTGCTTTGATTTAGCCTTTCTAAAAATGGCTTCATCTCCTTTGCTAAGTCATGCGCTAAATTGCAAATGTTGTTTATCATTTCTTCGCTTTTATTTTGGCTGCAAAGTAAATCCCAAATAGCGTTTTTAATTTGTTCATATTCTCCCATTAATGTTAATGCTTCATCTTGTGTAAATTTAGCCGGGATTCGTTTTCGCTCTACTAAGCAGTATTCTTTTACCCTTTCTGCTAATACTTCTTTACCTGTCTGCAATACTTCATTTCTCCATTGATGAAACTTTCCATAAAGTAAATTGGTATTTTTTGAATATTCAGGATGAATCATTAAAGCATTATTTATGTAGTTTTCAGCATTTTTATTCAATGCTAATTTTCTATGTTCGTAAACTGAAAACACTTTAATCATTTTGTGTATTTCTAATATTTGTTTATGAGTAAAAGAACCTCCCGTTTGCTCTTTAATGTATGACTTTATAACATCGTCTCTTACAGCTTTGGCATTTTTACCCCCAGAAACTACTGCAACCGAAATTGCAGCGTCTCTTTTTAAGTAATATTCTATTGATGGACGACCTCCAGAACTTTTACCCATAATTGTGATAAAGTCTTTATTCTCCTCTAACATAGACTTTTCAATGCTGTATTTAATCCAATCAGCGAAATGTTTTAATATACCCAAGTCATTATAAATTTCTCTTGCGGAAATCAATTCTTCATTGTTTACAGTTACTAATTTCATATATACATTATTTTAATGACAAAGATAATACTTTTTCACTAATAATTGCAAGCTCTTAATTAAATAGATATAACTGACCTCTTTCTCCTAATTTTGTATTACTTGATATTCGTGTCGAGTAATCTTTATTCAATTCAAAAAGCAAAGAATCAGTTAATATTAATATTTTACTTTGTACCAATTTTGTCACAAAGTATTATTCTTTGAAAGTATTGTAAAACTTTTCGAGGTAGGCGCAAACTGATGCCAGGCTATCTAGCGCATCATCCTCTTTTGTTGAGGTCTTCATTAGTTTACAACATTGGTCAATGAATTTTTGCAGCGTTGGGTTAGGATTTTCAGGAAAGTAAAAGTAGTATTTGATTATTCCGGCATTAGCAAGTATCCTGCCCATCTTATTACCCTTTGCGGGCGCACCGAAAACAGTCAGACCGGGTATTTGTTCGTTAAGTAAATGATTTTTAAACCACATACCGAAACTGTTTGTTTCGATGTACATGTTGTTTATTTTGTGTTCTTTTATCTTGCCAAGTGTTTCGGGATAATATGTTGTGAGGTTTCCTGTATTAGAAAATATAGCATCTAATACATAAACCCTGTTACCATACACCCGGCAAATAGGCATAGCAAAATGATCTGTACCAGTGTCGGCTGCATCGACTGCACTAACTGTAAAGTATTCCATGTTGGTAGGAAATTCTTTGTAACGCTTTAAAGAACTACGTGGAAGTACAAGTCCGTCAACTTCAATAATCCAACCACCTAAAACAATATTATCGTATTCGTCTGGGTTTTCTATTTTAAGCCTTTTGTAATCAGCTAATATATTATTAGGCATTTCCTTAAAATCACAATCAAGATAACTGGCATGAATGTACATCACATTATCTTTTATACAATTATCACCGCCTGTCAATCCTTTTTTCTCAAAGAACTCTTTAAATATCCAATGTTCTCTTGATGTTGGATTAAGAATTAATATGTTTAGATTTCTTCTACGCTTTGACCTAATAGAATAGAATATCTTTTTAAATGTTTTATAGTCTGGCAGTTCTTCAGCTTCATCGTTTACAAAACAATTAAAACCTGACAATGATTTCAAATTAGCCGTTTGTTGTTTACTGCCTGTCTTTATACCTTTGAATGATATTTGATTATTATTGCTCTTAATATGGCTATCTGTGACAATACAGCTATCTTGAAACCCTAACATTTCTATTTTATCAGATAACTCTGGCTTGATAGAATCGACTATTGACATATTAGTGAAACGGGTATAAAGAACGTTCCAATTATAGTCAACCATTGCAGTTAAAGCAAATATTGAAACTGAATAAGATTTTAGAGAGTATCGACCGCCAGTAATTATTACGGTGTCAACTTCTGGATAGTTATTGTTTTCTAGTAAATCGAAAAGAGGTTCAAATTTATATGTAAGTCCGTGATCTATATATGAGACTTCATTCTCAATCATTCTCAAATTTTTTGAATACTAAGCGATGTTTTGAGTTGTCTGGATTTGTATTTAATCCTTTATCATGTAAGTCCAGTATAGTACCCTCTGCGTGTTGTAATAGCCTTATTAAATCAGTAGTTCCAACATCTGCAATAATAGTATTGCCGTCTTTATCTTTTAAAGGTTGATTTAATAATCTTGAAACGATTGTTTGCTGTGATAGCTTTTGAATTGTTTTATTTGATTTATAAATGTCAGCTATTATCTGGGACTTTTCATCAATGAGTTTGTTTTCCTTTTCCTGTAATTGTTCTTTGCCTTTCTCAATGCCGGCCATTTTAATTTTTTCAAACGTGCCAGACCAGTCTTCCTTCTTTGACCACTTCTGTATTGTTGTAAAGTGAATTTCTAACTTGAACTTTTTTAGAATCTCCTTAGAAATATAATCCCACGTATGGAGTTTACTTCCATTCTCATCAACCTTTAAATATAGGTCTTTGGCAAAATTTCTAATCTTTTCTTTTTTTGCATCCATTTTGCAAATATACAAATTATTTAGAAGTTTTGTTCATTTAAAACATATTCATCGTATTGTTCGGGCTGCATTAACTTATCCTTTCTATTTGGTCTGAGAATATTTCACCTTTAATTATGTTATCGTCTGGCTTATATCCAAAGCGTTCCATAAATTCACTTTTATTATTAATATCATTGAACGAAAGAATAATATAAGCGTCTCCAGACTTCTCTTTTACTTTATCCTTTATAGCTTGCTTGGCATTTTTTACAGCCTGCTTATTGTCTTCATAAGATTGTTTAGTCTCTTTTATAGCCTCTTTAATTATGTCAGAATTACCAAAAGTAATATTTGGGACTTCCATAGTAATTAAGTTCAAATCTTGGTCTGTCAACCCTGCTAAACTGGTATCAATGTCGGGTATTAGTTCAGCTATTAATTTTAAGTCTTGAGGCGTGTTTGTCCCCCTCGCATCCATAAATATGTTTTGTTCCTTTTCCTGTTTATCGGTTAATTCTATTGCTTCAACTTTTACTTTATAATCAGTTTCTGGCGTACCATCATATTTATATTCCAAGTCAATCGCCATAATACGCTTATGTCCAGACACTAAATTTCCGGTTAATTTATTCCAAACTATACCGCCAAGAAAACCAACTTCTTTGAAGTTTTTCTTTTGCTGTTTTATAGCATCTTCTGTATGGTGTTTAGGATTATATGGAGCAAAGTTAATCTGTGATCTATTTATCTCAATAGTCTCAGACTGTTTCAATAGTTTTTTGGTACTCATATTCAAAAAGTTTTGTTTTTACCATTGGAAATAAAGCAAAAATTTTATCTAAATCATCAGGGCTGTTTTCTTTTACCCATAACAAATAATCAATATTTGAGACATCATCGCCAGAGGTTTGCCCGGCATTATAACTCATTGGCTTTATTAACCCCTTTAATTGATTATAGGCTAATACGTCTTTATTGCGCCATTCTGATAATGGATAACACTTTTTAGTTTTATAATTGATGATATTGTCTTCATAGGTTCTTAACATTAACCTTCTATTCATTGAATCAGATTGTTTAAAACCGTAAAATGTCCATTCAAAGCCTTCATTCGAGGCTCTTATATATTCGTTTATTTGTTGTACAGAAAACTTATGTACTGTTAAGTCTTTTTTACAACCATAAGCTCCGTGTTTTATCCAACTAGGTAAAGAATAGTGAGGGGTGTCGATTATTTTAGTAACTTTTGGGTATTTTGATTTGATATATAGTTTATATTTCTCGTTGTAGTCTAGGTTAGGCACTACAAACATAAATACGCATATAATCTCTTTAAAATAAGGGTAAATTAAGTCTAATAAAACCATACTATCCTTACCTGTAAGGCTGTGAAATAAGATAACCTTATCAGTAAGCTCAGACACTTTTTTTATTGAGGGTATTGTATTTTTCATAACTAAAGCCCGCTATTAACGGGCTTCAATTTTTGTTAGCCCGAAATAGATGAACCATCAGAGCCAAACTCAAAATTTTCTTCTTTTGTGCTTTCGTGTTTGCGCAACATAATAACCTCCTATTTAATAAATTTAATTAAAATATCGAAGGCAAATATAGTCTTTTTATTTCAATTTGTCAAGGTTGCCAGTTTCTTCTACTGAAGAAATGTATATTATAAAACATTCGCTGCCTTTTGGTGGGTTGAGATTAGCTGGCATTTTATTGATGAACTTGTTTATTTCAATAGATTTTACATTTACAACGGCAAAAGGCTTATCGAGACTATATCCTGCCCTGAATAATATTTGTTTAATTGGCTTATAATCACATTGCCCGCCTTTTTTAATTAAAACAGCCCTTTTTTCTTCATCACTTATACCATACTCAAAACTAGCTATATGAAATTTGCCTTTAAACTCACCTTCTTTTCGCCTATTGCCAAATAGTTGGGCATAGTGTATACTTGCTGACCGATATTCTTCTTTTTTTTCGCCTGAAATGATTCTTTTTAGGTGTTCAGGTAAAATGGTAAGTGTTAAGATTGTTTTCTCTGCCATCTGGTATATGTAAAATTGTTAATAAAATAATACTTTTCGCCATTGTAAAGGTAGTAATCTTTGTTGTATTTTTTGGGTTCTAAATTTCTTATTATTGTTACCTTTTTTTGGGGTTCTTTCTTCTTAATAGATATAACCTTCATTTTTGGTCTAAATGTCTCTTTTTGCTGCTTAACTTCGATTTTTACGGGTTGTTTTCAATGTCTTTCATTTGTGCTAAGTTTTAAATTTAAGCAGGTCGGCTGCTTTGCCCGTTTATTTTTTATAATTAAATGTACGTTCGTATTTTCTTGTCGCAAACAT